CAAGAACATCAATCATCCAAACATAAGTGCCAGACTTATTGACAATATCAGTAGCCTCTTTGTTGATTGACGGTCTAGGTGTTTTAAATTTAGCATCTTCATCAACTAAAATTTTACGACCATCAATTAATTTAACTAATTGAACATGACCACCACACCACTCTTGAGCCTCTTTAAGAGTTAAAGTTGGTGATTGTTTAGTTATATATTTAACCATATTGCTCATGTTTTCTCTCCTATTTTAATTAACATAAGTTAAGTATTTAGCACAGATCAATAAAATGCGTCAACCCATAAAATAACAATTTGCATAAAAAAAAACTTTAGCTTATAATGTTGCAAATATGTCACAAACCCTTACAGACAAACAAAAATTGTTTATTGAATACTTTAGCCAGACGGGCAACGCAACACAGTCAGCAATCAAGGCGGGCTACTCTGAAAAGACTGCCGAGCAACAGGGTTATGAACTTAAAAACAAGCTACAAAACCAGATTGATAGCGCAACTAAAAAGCTACTTGGATCAGCCGTACCAATGGCGGTGGACAAGTTAAAGAAGCTGATTGAGAACGATAAGACAACTCCTAGCGTTCAGCTTGGTGCAATCAATTCCCTGCTAGATAGAACAGGCTACCAGACCACAACGAAGATAGAGGATGTTACAGGTAAGAAGACAGACGAGGAACTTAAAGCCGAGTTAGAACACCTGCTTGGTACTATGAAGATCATAAAGCTATCTGACCCAGATGATGGCGGTTCTAGTCTTAATTAAACATACCTCTTAATCCCTCATACAGACACACACATAGAGATAACACCTAAAGGACAGCACAAGTCTTATCACTCCAATTACCTGCGTATTATGGCCAGAGGATGGATGTCCACACACACACACGCTCTCCCCTGCTGTTGCCTCATGTGATGCGGTCTAGCTAATAATCACCCCTCCTTTGTTCTCTTTCTCCTACATACACACACACAGACACGAGATAAACATGGTGAGGAACGCCCGTGATTTGACCCCCCACCCCCCAAAACGCTATTTGTGTCATTAATCAATGGATAGCTTCGCAAACTCATGGGGTATATTTAGTATTAACCTAAGTTAATAGGTTGCATATATAAAATTTTTAAACTATTAGTAAATATGCGTAAATTTGTTCAAATAAATAAACCCAAAACCTTGTTGCATTTTCAAAAAGGTACGTATATCTATAGATATGTTCTTGTTGATAGGTTTAAACATACTGCAAAAGAGCATGGTGGTTTTGATGATAAAGAACACATGACAACAGAAGAAATTTTTGAGTTAGCTACACCCCGTAAATTAAGACGTAAATATATAATAAAAAAATGACAGATGATGTATTAGCAAGAGCAGTAGAAATTGCTAAAGAATTAGAAAATAGAAAAGCTACTAATCGTATGAATGATTATTTACCATACGAATACCAAACAAAATTTCATAATACAGTTGCTCAACAGCGATTGCTTATGGCTGGTAATAGGATCGGTAAGTCTTTTTGTGGGGCTATGGAAATGGCATACCATGTGACGGGTCACTACCCAACATGGTGGGAAGGTAAACGGTTTAACAGACCAATACGTGCTTGGGCTGGGGGAGTTTCTAACGAAACCACTAGGGATGTTTGCCAAAAAGAACTTATCGGCCAACCAGACGATCCTGCCGCAAAAGGCACAGGTTCTATACCTAAAAAATATATAGTAGATACTATTAGAAAAGCAGGTGTACCTAATGCATTAAACTCTGTAATTGTTAAACATAAATCTGGAGGTAATTCTAGAATAGGTTTTAAATCTTATGATATGGGTAAAGAAAAATGGATGGGTGAAAGTGTAGATGTGATCTGGCTTGATGAAGAACCACCTACACCAATTTATACTCAATCACTAACTCGTACAGCAGATAAAGGTGGTATTGTTTATATGACGTTTACACCAGAAAGCGGTATGACCGAAACAGTTGCACAATTTTTAAATAATTTAAGAAAAGGCCAAGCATTAATAACAGCAGGTTGGGATGATGCACCACATATGACAAAAGAAGTTAGAGAACAAATTTTATCTGCATTACCACCGCATGAAAGAAAAATGCGTGAACGTGGAATACCACAATTAGGTTCTGGATTAGTATTTCCTGTAGCAGAAGAAGATGTTGTATGTGATGAAATACAAATAGCAGATCATTGGCCAAAAATTTGTGGTTTAGATTTTGGTTGGGATCACCCAACAGCCGCAGTATGGGTTGCTTGGGATAGAGATACAGATACAGCTTATGTTTATGATAGTTATGCTATGAGGCAAGAAGCAGTACCTATTCATGCATCAGCAATTAAAATGCGAGGTAGATATATTCCTGTAGTTTGGCCTATGGATGGAAGACAAGCTGATAAAGGTTCTGGTAAAAGTTTAACACAACAATACAAAGATGAAGGTGTTAATATGACTAGAGAACATTTTAGTAATCCACCTGCAAATGGACAAAAAGAAGGTTCTGGAGGAAACTCTGTAGAAGCTGGAGTTCAAGAAATATATACTAGGTTTAAGACACAAAGGTTGAAAATATTTAAAAATCAAGGTAAACTGTTAGAAGAATTACGAATGTATCATAGAAAAGATGGTAAAATTGTACCAGCTAATGATGATGTAATATCTGCAATGAGATATGCAGTTATGTCGTTAAGAAAAGCTAGAACAAAAACTTACGATCGTTTACAAATACAATCTGATTATGAGTTTAACATATTTAATTAAGAAATAACATGGCAGGAAAATCATATTCATCAAGTTCATCAAGTTCACCATTTTCATCTGGATATTCTGGTGCAAAAAAAACATCATCTCAAAAATCTTCGTCATACAAAACTACAAGTACACCTAATCCACATACAGGTAGCGGATCATCAACAACAAGTGTAGCAAGTAGTTCTCAAATTCAATCAAGCGCACAAAAAACAGCGTTAGCAACTGGTCAATCTCAATTAAATAATTATAAATTACCAAAAGCTGATACACCTTTTTTTTTATTAAATTTAGGTTTAAATATGGCTCAAGATTTAAGACAAAAATCATTTGAAATAAATAGAGATTATTTTCAAAAAAATGTTGCAGGTAAATTAGGTTACCAAAATACTCTTGCAGATTATACAAGATATATAACTGGTAGAAGTCAAGGAACATTAGATGCAATGGGAAGAACAATTGCTAAAGGAGATAGTGGAGGAAATCAAATGCAAACTCAAACTCCTCAAACTCAACCACCACAAACAACAGTTCCAGAAACAGAAGAAGAAGCTAAAAAAAAGAAAAGATCAGCATTAGGTATAGGTTATGGTGGTAGTCAAAGAACTATTTTAACATCTTCAATTGGTGATGAAGCAGAAGCAAATGTTTCTAAAACTATTTTAGGTGGCGGTATAAAAGCATAGTGATTGTAGCAGTTACAGAAGAACAATGGCGTAAGCCAATATTTAATTATGTTGCACCAAAAGCACATATTAATACAGATTTAGATAATAAATTTTCATTTATAGGTTTTGTTGAAAGAGATGTATCTGGAAAAGATAATATTATGGGAGGAGTATTATTTTCTGATTATGATGGTCATAATATTTTTATTCATTTAGCATTAGATACTCCTAGAGTTTGTCAAAGACGATTTTTAAAAATGGTATTTTTATACTGTTTTATTCAATTAAAATGTAGTAGAATAACGGCTTTGTGTCGTAACGAATACAAAAGAAATGAACGCTTGTTAAAAGGCGTTGGATTTGTTAAAGAAGGTATATGCAGACAAACCATGAAAATTGGTAATGAATTTGTAGATGCCGCAATTTACGGTATGTTAAAACAAGAATGTAAATGGATATAATATTATGGGAATGAAATCAACACCTCAAATGCCACCACCAATAGAACAAACAGTTATTGATAAAACTGCTGAAGCAGAAGCAAAATTATCGGCAGAAAAAGAAAAAATGTTAGGTTCAAAGAAAAAAGGAATGTACGGAACTATTCTTACTTCTGGAGAAGGAGTAACTGAAGAAGCTAATACAGAAAAAACAGTATTAGGTGGCGGAATAAAATAATGGCATCATACGAGTATATTAAAAAACGTCTTGGCTCTATGGAAGAAAGTAGAGGCACATGGGAAACTCATTGGCAAGAAATTTTAGATTATGTTATGCCAAGAAAAGCAGACGTTATTACTTTAAGAACTAAAGGTGAAAAAAGAACTGAAGTATTGTATGACAGTACAGCAATTACTGCAAACAATTTATTAGCGGCATCATTACAAGGAACACTTACATCTCCATCATTAGCATGGTTTTCAATTAAATTAAGAGATGAACAATTAAATCAAAACAGAGAAGTTTCTTTGTGGTTGGAAGATACTGCAAAAAGAATGTATGATACTTTTAACGAAACAAATTTTAATACTGAAGTACATGAATTATATCTTGATCTTTGCTCAATAGGTACTGGTGCAATTTTTGTTGAAGAAGGTAAAAGAGGTTTTGATACAGATGGTATTCATTTTAACTGTTTACACATTGCAGAATATTATATTCAAGAAAATGTAAATGGTACAGTTGATACACTTTACAGAAAATATAAATTAACAGCTAGACAAGCTGTTCAAGAATTTGGTGAAGAAAATTTAGGTGAAAAAGTTTTAAAAGCCGCTAGAGAAAAACCAGAAAAAAATTTTACATTTATTCATGCAGTAGAACCAACAGAAGATTATAAAAGATCAATTGGAAAAGTTGCAACTAAACTTCCATTTCATTCTTGTCATGTTTGTGAAGAAGATAAAATGGTTGTTAGAACAGGTGGATATAATGAGTTTCCATATTTAGTACCTAGATGGTCAAAAGCAACAGGTGAAATTTTTGGAAGATCACCAAGTTATAATGCGTTACCAGATATTAAAACTTTAAACAAAGCAGTTGAAATTGGATTAAAAGCATGGGCTAAAGCAATTGACCCACCATTACTTGTTCAAGATGACGGTGTAATTGGTAGAGTTAGAATGACACCTGCTGGTATTACAGTAATTAGAAATGATGGTGCAGTTAAACCATTACAAATTGGTTCTAATTGGCAAATAACTGACATGAAAGAAAACCAATTAAGAACTGCAATTAGACAAGCGTACTATTCAGATCAATTACAATTACAAGAAGGCCCACAAATGACAGCAACAGAAGTTCAAGTTAGATATGAACTTATGCAAAGATTATTAGGGCCAACATTAGGTCGTTTCCAATCAGAATTTTTAAATCCATTAATTGAAAGAGTATTTGGAATTATGTTTAGAGCAGGTGCTTTAATGACTGCGCCAGATATAATTAGAGATACAACAATTGACGTAGAATATGTTGGGCCATTAGCAAGATCACAAAGAATGGAAGAAGCAGTTGCAATTGAAAGATTATATCAATTAGCAATGAACATTGCGCAAGTTGATCCTGCTATTATGGATAACATTGATCACGACAACGCAATTAGAATGAGAGCAAAATTATTAGGTGTACCAAAAACTGTTATGAGAGGTACTGACCAAGTTCAAGAAATGAGAGCCGCACAAGCTGAAGCACAACAACAAGCGGCAATGGCACAACAAGCACAATCACAAGCAGAGTTAGGTGCACAACAACAACTTGCATACCAACAAGCTTATCAACCTTTACAAGCTGCGCAACAATACGGTTCAGGTGTTATGGGACTTATCTCTGGATACCCACAAAGAGAAACAACGTCTCCAGTAGCGCCAGCACCATCTCCATTGTCAACAGCTTTAGGAGTAGGATCGACATTAGCAGGTATTTATAGAGCTATTAATCCAGCTCCATTATTTG